CTCATATTCCTTTTTACCAAATCTATCTAATTCAACTTTAAACTTAACATAGTTTTGATTCATTGGGTCAGTACCTTCCAATCTTTCCGTATTATATACAGAATATGGAGTTACATTAATAATACCCTTTCCTTCTGCCATTTCTAATGCTAAAAAGAAATCTCCGTATTTTACCAAGTTTCTTGTCCAAGGCCAAAGGTTAAATTCTATGTTTATAATATCATAGAATAAGTTATGTAGTATTGCACTTACATTTTCGTTTGATGATTTGATTGTTAATATATCACCATACTCATTCTTTGTTGTTGATTCATCCGAATATATATCTAATGCTGATGCTATAATCGGGTCATTATCCATAGCATCATAATCTCTAAATAATTCTCTACGAACCTGATGATATGCCATTGATTGTGCACCCTGATTGGTTTCATAGTATGACCTTTGTAACTTTGTATATCTATCTCTTAGATTTACGAAGTTTGTATTCATTTGTTTTTCATCCGTATCAACAACTCTACGCTTACCATCTTTATCAACGGTAACAATAGCATTTGTTGAGAATAATTTCTTTAGTCTACCAAAAAAACTCCTATCATCTATTTCTTGTTCTGCCATAATTTATTATTAATTTCTACAAAATCCTATTTTGACATTATATGATATAAATATCGTAATTTATCAAAACACTACAACCATTGGGATAAATCTTCAAATCCATCGCCAACTCTCATTTTCCAAGGGTTATCATCTCTAAAATCACCGCCACCATATATTCCTTGAGATGCGTTTGATGTTATACCACTTACTGCTTGCTTTGTTAAATCAATACCTTCTTGTCTTAAACGAAGTGCAGTATCTCTTACCCAAAGTCCAATTGAAAATGCCATTACTAAGTCATCATTATAACCCTTCATAGCTTCAGCTCTACCATTCATATAGATAAATGTAAATAATTCATCTATCAAACGAGAAGAACGAACAACTACAGCTTTTTCTCTAAAGTAATCAGTTAATTTAGATATGATTAACGGACGGGTTTTAGAAGTGGTTGAAAACCCAGCTACCAATCCCTTATCTTCTGCTCTATACCTATTTGACATTTGATTCTCAACATCAATATATTTCAAATCCTTACTCATATAGAATAAGTTTTTATATCCTCTATCAATTACTTGCTGAATTGTTGCCCAACCAATATTTGCGTTCTCTACTACAAGCAATGCATCATTGTATTCAGTTGAAAGTGCTACTAAGAAGTTTCCAAAATCTTTTGTATCAACTTTACCTTTATATTCTGCTACTTGAGTTGAATTAATTATATCAATTACATGACAAGTTGAATAGTCACCACCATCACCTCTAGCCACATCGGCCACAACCATATATGATTTAGAATAATCAGCATGTTCCCATTTCCAAAGGTTTCCATCAAATCCACCCTTCTCAATTGGTTCTTGAATATATGTTTCTTTATAGAACATTAATAATTCAGGTTCAATTACAGTTTCACCAGAAGATACAAAGTCACAATCACATTCTTGTGCTGCTTTCTTCACACCCAATAGTTTTTCTTGCTCATCTCTCCATTTTTGGTCTCTTTCAGGATGTACTGTCCAATGTAATCTAATTGTATTAAATGGATTTCTACTTTCTTCTGCACCAATCCAAGTTTGGTGAAACCAGTTACCCACACCATTCGGAGTAGATAGTGCAATACAGCTACCACCCGTTGATAAGGTAGATTGCGCTGATACCCAAATCTCATCGATATCATCAATGAATGCGGCCTCATCGAATATAAGAAGTGATAAGGCTTCCGAACGTCCTGCATCAGGAGAGGAAGCAATAGCCTTAATTTGAGAACCATTTTGTAAACGAAGGGAAAGTTTGTTATCTTCCATAGACCCACCTTTAAGCCATGTTGGAAGCAAATCATGCATTACTCTAACCTTTGTTACTAAGTTCTTTGCAACCTCTTGCTTTGTTGCAATTACCAACACGTTAAAATCGGAATTGAATATCATTTTCCAAAGTGAAAACCCAGCACAAAGTGTTGAGATACCAGTTTGACGTGATTTCAGAACTACATTAAATCTATTATCTTTAAATTGAGTTAAAGTCTTTTCCTGAAATGGAAATAGTTGAAAAGGTATCTTACCTCTAACAGGATGCTGAATCATACAATACTTCTTCATGAAATGTATCGGGTCTACCGCACATTTTTTGTATTCTTCTGCAATAATCTCTTTTAGAGATTTCTTTTGTGTTATACCAGTGCTCATACTAATCTTTAAGAGGCCTTACTAAATCGTAATTTTTAGGTTTCAATTTTTCATACGCCTCATTTCTTAACTGTGTAACTTCTTCTATTTCCCTTTCAAAATTAATAATATCGGTCATTATTTCCGCTTTCAATTCAGTAACATCCCTTTCCATACTCCAAGTTTCAATTGTACCATCTTCTTGAACTACTTCATATGTTTGTTTTGCATCATTATATGCTTGTTGGAATTGTGCAATTACATCTTTACCATGTGCAATCATATTAGAATACATTTTGTAATCTTCGTATTCTTTCCACAATCCATCGTATTTAATTTCAGCCTCTTTCAAAGTAAGACAATGTAAACAATACCCAGTTTTAGATATCATCTTTTTATCTACTCTAGTTATTTTTATTGTTTTACAATTATCTGATTTACAGCTATTCAACTTATCTAAATAAGCTCTTACTTCAGCCATAGTATCACCCAATTCTGATGTTTCTACCTTACCAGCTTCTAATTGCTGCCAAGACCTACCATCGGAATCAGTCCATTTTTCACCAACTTCTCTTTTTACCTTTTCTTTATCTGCTCCAGAAAATGAAATAAATGATTCCTTTTCATATTCAGCACCATGCATTACCATATCCACCAACTTTCTACGAGTTGGATGCATAAACTTTTTATTGAATTCCTTTGCCATACTATATACGATATATTTGTATATATAAGTATATCAAAATTAAGAAAACGATTATTTTGCGAAGAAAATACCTAAAATTTGATTTAGGGGTGCGAATGCACCTGTTAATTTGTAAGTGTTACCGCCATATACGAATACCAAGCCCTCATTTGGTACAATTTTATCAAATCCACCCAATGCTTGCATTCTACTCAATTCTAATTTAAGTTTTGCAATCTTTTTAGGGTCACCACTTGCTTTAACATCTGCTATTGTACTTTCCAAACGAGCTAACATTTGTTTAGTAGCCTGTTTTGGATTTGCTGTCAATACCGAATCCATAAATGATAAAACGTCTGCACCAACTCCTAAAAATATTTCCTCAAATCTCATTAGATTTTGTTTTGATATTTTAGCTTGGTCATTCTTATCGGTTGTATCTGCCCATTTTTGTATCTTAGGGTCTTTTATATCTGCTATACGGAAACTCTTATCACCAAAAGCCCATCTTTTAACTAATCCTATTTTTTGCTGTGCATCCAAACTCTTTGCACCTTTATTTACAAAGTTTGTCCACCAAGCTTGATGATAATCAGCTACTCCCGATTTATCATTTAATGCAAATTCAGATTGTAATTTAGTTATCATTCCCAAATACTTTCCTTGCAATTTATAAAGGTCTTCCGATTTAGGTAATTTTTGCATTGGAGGTCCCTGAATTGTATATTTGGATTGAACATGTGCATTTACTTGCTTAATCATTCCACCTAATACTTTTGCAGCTTCTTGATTCTCGCCTACTATAACACCCTCTCTATCATATTCAAACGTACCATGAAATACTAATAGGGGTTGGTTGTATGGGATTACGTTTACTGATGTTGGATATATTACTTCCAAATTCATAAAACATGCACCATCCTTAAAAACCTTCTTACGTTGGGGTTCGGATAGTGCTGATATTGCTGCTGATAAATCTTTCATTGCGAAATTATATGCATCAGTCAATCCGCCCCTACCTCCAAACTTTTCAGCTACTTGTCCTATTGTCATAGCACCTTCACCTTTGTTCTTTAGGTGTGATTTGTTACGAGCTGCAACTAATCTTCCATTTACCCAACTAATTGCTAATGCTTGTCCATCAGTTTTTTCTCTTACAGTTTCCAAATCACCATTTAGTGCTTTAGTTACAATATTTTTTAAATCTGCAAAAGTAAGATTCATTTCAATATCAAATGGATGGTTCATATGCCCATAAGCACCACCCTCAACTAATAATTCCTCTTTAAGAAAATCTTGTGGTAATTTTAAATCATGCTTTAATATACGATTGTACTTATCAGTTGTATCATTATGATTATCTATTGGTAATTTTTGGTCTACTGCTTTTTTCTTTTCTCTTTCAGATGGTGTTTTATCAAAAAAGTTCCAGCCTTCTAAATTATCTAAATAATATCCTTCATTATCATAATCATCCCAATTTGCATTCCACATCGTACCGCTTGTTGCGTTACCATCATTGTAGAAAGCCCCATTACCACTTGCTTCAGCTATACTATCACCTTCAATACTTGCCAACTTTTGATAATAATTTATATCTTCCCATAAATGGTCCATTGCTATTTCGGCTGCATATCTAATATCAGATGTATGCTCCATTTCAACTCTAATACCATTTATCAATTTAGGTTTAATATATTCTGCTGCAAATTGCTTTGGTTCGTAATATCCTTTAGAATCCCACTTATTAGCCAAATCAATTAAAGTTTTACCATTTGCCAAACCACCAGGAATTTTATCATTCATTTCTTTAACAGGCTCATATCCTTTATTTTGTGTATCTTTAGTATCGGCTTGATGACCAGGTTTTTTTTCTCTATCATCATCAAAATCAATTGTATCCAATTCTGCTTCATAACCCCAATCAGGTGTGTACATTCCACCTTTATGATGTTTGTTAAAATCATCATCTGCCCCACCAGAATCAACAGGTATGTGATTTTTTAC